CAACACTACCTTCGTAGGCACCAATGCCCAGTGTTTCCTGTAAACTGGCACTGAACACAATTTTGGCTTCACCCAAGATATTGTGATATTCTGTTTTACTGAGTTCCTGATCTTGGCAGACCACAAACTCATACTCAGGCAGGCGTTCTTTCAAGTCTCTAAATATTTCAACTTGTTTTTCTGGTGCAATACGATGCGGAAACACAATTAAATCACGTTTCTGCATGCCTTTATATGGCGCCAGCGTTTGATCCATATACTCCATGGGCCAACCAGTACGGATAATTTTTTTAGACTCTCGATACCGGTGCATGGTGCCAAGATTAGCGTTCAACAAGTTACGTGCAAACAAGTTGATATGAAAGTCTGTGGCAAAATAGTTATAGTCTATGGCTTCAAAGAAACTTTTTTCAGCATAGCGTACCCACGGGGCATCACCAATCAGTCTGCCAAGAAAGTCTGCGGGATCATAACTGCCAGCATGCCATAGTGCATGAATCTTTACTGGAATATCCAGTAGTTCACTCATGTATTTTAAGTTAATAATGCCTGGATGCCAAGCATCAGTAAAAAGAAAATGGTCACCACGCCCAACTCCCCCACTGCAAAATAGTCTGCCCATTGCTTCAACTTGACTAGACTTATAGATATTAGTCCCGCCAAAATTAAGAAAGGCGCCAGGAGTAGTGGCACTAGGAATGTCCGTAGGACCAGATAAAACTTGAACATTGTGTCCTGCTTTCTTCAACAGTTCCGGAATATGTGACTGCCATTGACCAGTGTAACGTGTTTCGACTGGTTCTAAGTCAACTAAAAATACATTAGCCATTGTGTCGTTCTCGACGATTACGCTGTCGATCGAATTTGCGATATGCATCGCTCTTGTACAAGTCCCGCTCATCGAACTTGACGAAGTTAAACTTGCAGTAATCGCGATACTGTTCTAAGTCATCAAAGATTTTTGTGACTTCTGGCTTCATAGTAAGATATTTTTCAAGCCATTTTGCTGCCATTATTTTCTCCTATTGTTTTTCAAGTAAGTTATATAGTTGTTCACTATTAGTTGGAAAATTATTTAGGTTATAACATTTAATTTCATATCCATTATCACGTAATCTTTTTTGTATTATACATTCTGATATAATACAAAGTCTACTACTAGTCCAATCAAACTCTAAATTCTTCAAAGTTTTTTGTACTATGTTATCTATTAATTTAAATTCTTCGATAATGTAATCTTGAGATAAAGTCCAAGATGAAATAAATTTATAATAGTCATTATTTTTATTTGCATTTAACTCTGAAAACTTTACAATTTTTGTGAATTCGGTATCAATGTCATTTAATATGTTGATACTGTTTATTAATAAAAATTTATTAATTGCACTTAAGTCTCTTTCGACATTTATCCATTCATTCACCCAATTTGGATAATATATACTAAACCATTCTCTCAATTCCCATTTTTGCATATCTAGCCAGTGCAGATAACTTGAATTCCAATTGGCAAAATTTTTGTTATTGTCCTTCCCAAAAATACCAAAGTTATCGTTTAACACACCTTTTACAATTTTATAAAATTGAAATAATAAATTCAGTTCTGCATCTTCTAATGTTTCAGCTCTTATAAAAATATTTTTTGATTCGTTTAATTGGCCAGGCCACTTATCGATTATTTCATTTAACTTTGCATCTGGAAATGGATAAATTGGTGTGGAAATTTGTATTGTATTTGAAAAGTTTTCAAAATCTTTAAGTGTTATAGGATGATATTCTTTTTTATATGAGTGTAAAGAACCATCGCTAGTTATATACCCGTGGCTTTTTTCAAAATTATCAGTATAATTTCTAAGCATGTATTCTAAAGTAGAACCAAACATGCCTGGAACAAAAAATATATTAATCAAATTTTGACAGATAAGTTAGGGTGAGTGGTTTCATAACGGATCAATGCACCATTCTCACCATCTTCTGATACTTCAATCCATACTGCACGATCCGGATAACGACTGCTGATTTGTACGTACAAGTCATCCGACATCATTTCGCAACTCTTGTAGTCTAATGCTAGAGTGCCGTCGCGGTAGAGATTTTCCAACCAGCGTTTAAACTGTATGAATTCAATGTCTCGATCATTGTGTAGTACATCGATCCAGACACGAAAGTGGAAAATGTGTCGATGTGGTACGCCAAGAAAACTAACATCATACTCGTCTCCTGTTGCTAGTGCAGGATCTGTCGCCGCTGCTGGATAGCGATGGATGCCTTCTTTTCGAAACGTAACCCAGACTTTACGGTCTGCTTGTTCCATGATACGATTAACTTGTTCTCTTTGTTCTTGATTCATTTTGCACCTACAGGTTCATCGCCTACATAGTCTTTCCAGTCTGTGTAGACACGTCGTTTAAGTAATTCATTAAGAGGATGGCACCAAACACCAGGATTAGTGTCGCCCCAAGTGTTGTCATCAATCTTAAGTGTTGCGTGATAGTTATACTGCTTAATGTAAGGCAGTTTAACTGAGATCATAGGAATGAATGTATTGTACTCATTCCAGGATTCTTCGTGAATCTCTGGAGCATATTCAACACCAAAGTCCAGCGTGACCCAATAGTTTTTTACAAGCAATGGCTTAATCATATCATCCCATTGCGCCCACTCATAGGGATTGGCAGGATGAAAACTTTGACTGGTGCCAAAGTATAAATGCCTTACACCTTCACGTTCTGCGATCTCGACAATTTCGTCGACAGGTTTGACGCCCACTACAAATAGTGTACGCTCACCTTTCATGATAGTATTTTCTACTTCTGTGCCAACAAAATAGTCTACTTGTTTTCGACCGCTTGTATCAATTGTCATTGTTACCCCAATAAATGTATCCTCGACTGTAACCGTCGGGACGATTAACACCATCCCGGAATGCCTGTTGCCATTCTGTGTATCTATTATAACCTTTTGTCCAAAAACTGTCAACTACAATGTCACCATTGGTAATCCAAAATTCTGCAGATTTCATTGCATTATAAAATCCGTCTGTTCTCGGACTGGGAAACATAATGGTACAGGCTTTCCAAAGTAAACTACCAAAGTCTGTGGTCACAGTATTTTGAACACCCACTACCAATAAACTTTCTTTGGCATTGTGTACGCCGGTAAACACATCATATCGACCACTCAAATCAATAACAACATCGTATTCACAGTCCTGCGGATACGATTTGAGTGTATCTTGCCAAAGAGCACAATTGCTAGAGCCCACAACATCTACGTCAAATTCTAAATGGTTGAGCAAAATAGTGTGATAAGCAACCCAAGCCAAAAACCCACTGCCTAACAACAATAACCTTCGTCCTGGACCACTGCGTTCTGCAATTTCACGCAAGGGTTGGTGTATGACATTGATGCCACAAGCAACTGGTTCTAATATATATTTAGGTAGTGCTTCGGGTACCCAAACATATTCACGGGGCCTACTGCGATAAAAATCAGCATAAGCAGGTTCACCTCGAGTTGCTACATAGTCGCCTACTATAACGTCATGCACTTGTGTGCCTTTGGCAGCAACGATACCCAAACCTTCGTGTCCTTGCATGTCTAACGGTAATGGACCAAATGTGCCCTGCATCATGTCAATGTCACTGCGACATACGCCGGTCATTATGGCTTTTACTAGAATTTCATCGGGTTGTAATTCGGGTAAGGTGTAATCAGTTTCCGCGAACTCGCCTGTACCTGTTGTGGATAATACTTTAACTTGCGTTGACATTAGTAATTGCTTCGTGAATCCAAAGATCCTGTTTGATATGTTGTTGCCAGAAGTCACTGTTATTTAGATTATCTAAAGCACTACGAATCATTATTTCATATGCACTTTCTGGACAGAGACCTAGTTCAAATTCAAATCTTGCACCGCCTTCTGCAATAAACGTTAGTCCAATGTCATCTTTATCATTACTGCGCCAATCTGCAATAAAGAACAATAACTTGCCGTTATGGTTAATTTCTAGTTCTACTCTGTCGTCAACATCATAGTGACCATTGGGGTCAACTGTACCGTAGTCGCTATCAGTTAAGTCTTCAATCTGCCAGCGTTGTTTACACAATTTTACATCAGGTGCAGATTTAGCAAAGTCAGAAAAGAATCCTGTGTAATAACTTAACAAGTGTGGTAGTAAATCTCTGCTCACTCCTCCAAATGCCAGTTTCTTATCTGTAAACCAGCTACCAGGACGTGGAATACGATTTCGATTAATCCATTTAAACAATATAGTGTCTGCAGTCAGCGCAATTTTACGATAGTCAACGAATTCATCACGCCATTGATTGTTCTTGACCATCATAAATCTAGTTTTTGGAAAGGTAGTCAGTAATGACATCCACTCTTGTGCTGTTGCTACACCTGGTTTTTCTACGAACACAATTTTTGCAAATGGTGCTAGTTTATATGCTAATTTGTAGTGTGTGTAGTTTGGTGTACAAATGTGCACTGTATCGAAAAATTTATGTTTTTCTAAAGCAGTTTCTACACTAGCAAAATTTGCGCCAACCTCGGGATTGCTGTCAACTGTTACTACTTCTGCGCCAATATTCTTTAATACAGCAAGATATAGTTGACCTATACCCATACCTACAATTAAACTTTTCATTCTTGGGGTTCTATGTTTTCTTCTATTACATTATTATATTTGTCTTCGTCTACTAAGTCAATTTTAACGGGGCCATGTATTACAATTTCATCTGAATCAACTTCGTATTCGTGATGACCATCAAATAACCATGCTTCGCAACAGCGACCTTCTTCATCCTCTAGTTCGCCTTCGCAGTAGGCTTCAATTTCTTCTCGTTCTTCATCAGTCCAATCGCCGTCGAAATCAACCCATACACTGATACTATCTTCTAGTTCTGCTCCCCAACCGATTGTGGGATCACAACTTACACCATCGTTGCTGGTTGCTTCCCATTTGCTTACAGGATTGTCTAATTCTCTAAATCCTTGTCCCCAGCGATAGAGGAATGTTGCAGTAAAACCTCGAGTATCACCATCTGATAATTTTTGATAGCATTCAATTACGTATTCGATGCTTTTCTTTTCTAAAGGCACTATCCTATAGATATTGCTACTTGTTTTTAATTTCATATTAATTGTCCAAGTGTACAGTTTCGTGATCGTGTTCCCACTGTAATTTAGTAAGTCGCCTCAGCTCATCTTTAATCTGTAGTTTTTGTTTTTTCATTTCATGAAGTTTTGTGTCTTCATAGATGCCAGTTTTTTCCAATGTTTCAATTTTACTATCTAAGACTCTGTGCATTTCTTCAAGGTGTTTAATACGTGTTTCATACATAGCCGTCTCCTTATTCAAATTCGGGCATTTTAAGTTCAGTTAAATCGTTTAGCATGCCTAATTGATATTTAGGCATTGCATTAAATGCTAAACTATATCTATTTACTTGGCTTTCATTTATTGAAACAGTGTGCTGTAAATAACTGGGAAATAAAAGTAGCATATTATTGCTGACTTTTATGTGCATTTCATCTGCTGTAAAAATATTGTTTTCATCATTCCTAATAGGTTTTAAACTATAGATGGCACTAGTATAATTTGGTTTTACAAAAGTAATTGAACTGGTTTCTTCTGGGTTGTCATAATAAAATACACCACTAATAATACTGTTTGGATGTGTATGCAATTGATGACTTTGGTAAGGTTGTTTGGTGCTGATCCAACTCTGTGTAATTGCAAACTCTCCAGAAAATCCTAACACATTGTTCGCCATATCATTTACATATGCAGTAAGTTTTTCTTTCAAAGCCTTGCACTTATCTTGATTTAGATAATAATTGTTCTTACTAACATGCCCCCAATTATCAATCATTATATGTGGGGGCAAGTTTTCGGGATCTTGCAAACATGTTGTTAACGATAAGTCGACACAATTTTCTTTTATATACAAAGGAGTAGGAAACAAATGGGCGATTTCCCCATTTTGCATCGGAGCTCTAATTGGTTTTCTTTGTTTTGTTTGTGAGTCTTGAACTTTGGTAAAAATCATTCTTGTTCCAGTGCTTCAAGTTTGGTTTCATCTAAATCACTGTCATCTCTGTGATGTTCTTCTACGTCTTCAGTTTCAAACAAGTTAAAGAACTGCGTTTTACTGTTTACTGTTTTCTTACCAACTGCACCACGTGTACCAATAATGCTTAACCAATATCGATTGTAGTGTTCTACTAATTCTTCAGCACGACCTCTGTCGCTGGTAGCAAAGATATCATCTACAATGTCACGGAAGAAGTTTCTGTCATAGGTTCTAAACGACTTTTTGTCTGAAGTAGTTGCTACTAACATTTGAGGATATAGGCCTGCGTCATATTGACGATTGGCTTCTTGTACTGCATACAAGTGAGTCCATACGTTGTGTCCCATTTGTAGTGTGTAACTAAAACTGTCCCAACTTGTACGTCCTTCTTTGCCCAGTTTGTTCAAGTCACCTGGCGCATAGATACAAACGTCTTTGGCTTTGAGACGTTCACTGATGGGACTTTCCAAGAACGATTCAAAAATACCATCCTGTAAGATAGTGTCACGTAAAGGACGGAAATCTTTTGCATACTTTTTGTCGTCGATGCTGGGCTGCATCAAGTAACTCCACTTACTGCGATCCTCTATGGTTACATCATAATAAATCTGTCCGTTAGCACTGGCAAGAAAAGGCGACGCACAGTCAAAACTGATTGTAAAGTTTTCGTTATGGTACTTGCGGACTGCACGTTGAATGTCTGTAAGTAGAGTTGCCCACTCTAATTTGCTTGTGCCGAGAAAGTGCATCCAATCGTGCAGTCCCGGTTCCAATAATCCATCAAAGCGTAATGCCACAATACGTCGTAGTGCAAGGTGTACGTCACACATATTCTGACCACCCATTGCCCAACCTTCAAATGGTTGTGCGTGTTGTTTAGGGTCGCAGTAATGTTTCATTTGCTCGTACCAGTCATCTGCTTCGGCGTGTGTTTCACCTTGTAGTACGTTTAAGAACTTACAGTTACCATTGCGGTTCTGCATAAAGTACTCGTTGTTGATACTGGTACCTGCCACTGCTTCTGCGTATGTGGTTATGCCTGTAGCCTGTTGCCCTGCAGGACTACGAGCAACCCAAGCGGGAATATCAAGGATCATGCCTCGATCCATGTAAGCATCCATCCACTCTAATACTTGCTTACGTTTTTTAGCAGCCTGCGGACAGTTGGGATCTTTCCAGTTGCCTTCCCACACTCCTTTACCAATCTGAAAGCCGCCACTGTCGCCTAATACAAATGCGTTTTTACGATCTCGATTACGCACCATGTCATCACGCCCGCCGATCTTGTTCAAGTTCAAGTCTGCGTGTCCTGCACTATACAGACTCCAATGGTAAGTGAAGTAGCCTTCATTCTTGTTCATCCAGTTTAAGCCTTCAACCCCATTTTCAAAGTCTTTAGGTACTCGTGCTGGATCAATATAGTTAGGGTTTAACTGTTGTTTACTGACATCCCTGCTATAAAAACTACTAAGCGCAGGTAAGAACACTGCGTAGTCTTTTTGTTTTTGTGTTAAATCGTCTTTAGTTGGCATTTAGTTCGTACCAAGTTTGTTCTTCTGGTGTTAGTTCACGTTCTAATTCCTGAATACGATCCTTAATCACGCTGATAGCAGTATAGATGTGTCCGCTATCTTCTAGCCAAGCCTTAGTCTTGAGCACACTGATTTCTTGTTGTAAAACTTTGAGCGTAACTAAGCGATCATAATTCATTATTTTGTCTGTGCTGGTAAGATATAGTTATATTCAGCAATGCCACTGTCTACGGTAATCATTGCGGCACCTTCATCACTGATCTTAAATGTCTTATCACCGGGCAAGTTCAAGATGCTGATAACAACTGCTACAGGCCATGCCCAGGATTTGCTCAGTGTACCGCTGACATCAGTTTGGAACACAAAGTTACCTGCGTGACTGCTATGGTCACCAAAGAAAAACTTCAAGTCAGTGCCTTCTGTTCGAGCAGTAAACGTAGTTTCTTCACTATTGGCCTGTGCCTGAAACTTGAGACGTTGAATACTGGCCACGCTGGGCACAATGTCTACATTCCACTTTACACCTTTAAACTTGACAGTTTTAAGTTTATCTGAAATGATTTCACTAGCCATAAAACGATAATCGTTTTTAAAGTCTCCTGCTTTGTTTTCAAAGTGTACACCCACTGGAACACTTTCACCATTACGGTCTTGACGTGTAACTGCAATGCTGGCATCTTCTCGATATTCTGGAATATTAAGAATTGTGTTTAGTTTGGCTAAGTTAGGCATACCAAACGTTCCAATAAAGTCTGCTACCACACCTTTGAATTTGGCTTGCACGATGACACTACGATCTTCTGCTAGTGCTTCTAATGTAGTTTCTGTGTCAGTGCCGACGATTTTAACTAGGTCAATAACTCCCAGTCCGTGTGTATGTTGTACTATATCCTGTAAGTGATCTTTCATTTTTTATTAATCCTTGCTACTTCAATTAAATGCATAAGTTTGTGTGGGTCATATTGATTTGCCATAATTGCGTGTTCGTTATCGATCCCAAGTTGAATTGCTAACTGTTTAATTCTTGCAATTTGTTGTTTATTGTAATTTATTTTTGTCTCTGTGTCAACTTTTTCGAGTCCAGGTCTAATTTTTATTGAAAGTTGAGGCTGATCAACTTTAATTGACTTGATAGTTCCCGGTTTTTTTATTTCAGCGTAAGTAAAATCTTCGTTGGCTACAAAAATCTTAACTAGTTCCATATTATTTTTTGACACAATCCTAGATAAGATTTTTTCTGTTAACCACGCTTTTTGCCCCGTCTCGGCTAACTGAGCTCCTTTGACTGTGTCGCAATTATTATAACTAAAAATCATTGTTCCACCAGGCCGTAGAATTTTCAAACATTGTTCTAAGTAGATTTCGATTTCATTTACAAACAAATAATCAAACACTCCCCAACTAAAAATAAAGCCTATCTGATTTTCGGGTAAATTTGACAAGTCTAGGTGTGATTTATTATTTTCTGCGCCAATAAGATAAGAACGTATTTTTCTTGCAAACAACCTATTATATTTGTGTATTGTTTTTTTCAAATTTTCATCATGTATGTCTACTAGATATAAAGGATCGGATCCAACAAGATTGTTAGTCCAAAATCCATCTCCTGGTCCTATTTCTAATGTTGGAATTTTCCAATCAGTATATCTTCTTATAATGCTTCCAATGGTTTCGGCTAAATCTAAAGGAATTTTTGTCGAACGATAATTTAATTCGTCTTGTGCATTTTGAGTAGGTCCTAATTGAACAACACCATTTAATGTAAACCCATAAGTTAATAATATAGCAGATTGATTTTCTATTTCTTTTTCAATTTCTTCTAAACAATTGGAAAAATATGCTTGTATAAGATTGTCTGCTGATTTAATTTCTTCATGTAATTTTAAAAAACTGTCGTTTTGCAAAGACAAATCGCTCCATGAATTGATTTCAGATAAAAAGGTATTTTTATTTAGATGTTTTACATGAGAAGAATATTTTTCTATTCTAATTTTTAAGTCGACAAGTTCAGATAACTTCATATCTTATTTAGATTTTATTCGAAACTAAACAGTGAATCAAATGTGGTGTTGATATCTGTGTTTTCAGCAATCTGCCATTCCAACACACCCAACAAGTTTTCTACTTTTTGGTCTACAATAGTGGATTCCATTGTGCTGTCATCAAATGGCAAGTCTTTAAACCATTGCGGGATATGTGTTTCGTCTGTGGGATAGGCAACACTGGTGTATTTAAGCGGATTGTCTTTGAGTTTACACACAATCACTTTCATACCATCAACAATTTGAATACTGAACTTGTCACTGTGCATACGGCACAAGTTGTTCCAGTTCATTGCGGCACGAACGTGTCCTGGCATGTTGGCTTTGCCCAGTCTCTTTTCTTCTGCGGTATACTTGGTCAGGTTATTAACACGTTTAGGTGTACCTTTTTCCCATGGAGGACGTTCTTGGAACTCATACTTGAATTCACGCACACGTTCAATAATGTCTTCTTTGCCGCTGCCTGTCAAGACCTTTAATAAGATTTCACTTAAGAAGTCTTGTACAACTTTGGGAGTATCCGAACGCTTCAAGTCTAAGCCCATGGCTTTTACTTCGCCGGGATTGCCTTTAATGTCTTTGCGCTTACCTTCTTTGTCATAGATAAGCGCTGCATAGCGTTTCTTTTTAATAAACAGACCCTTACTGGCAACAATTTCTCTACCACCCTTGATAATGCTGCCATGTTCCCTAGGACAATGAAATGCACGTTCCATAAACGCTGGAAAACTGTCATTGACTTGGTCAGCAATGTTGTCGTAGACTTGAATAGCAATGTCTTTGTTCCACTGCATACGTCCTGCTTCTACATCGGCCTTTACTATTGGCCACGCACTGAAATACACAGAGTCAGTGTCACCATAGATAACTGCGTCGCCTACGTGATCATATTTGCCAGTAATTGCTTCATTTACAAAACTGTCCATATGTTTGGCAATTACCCTGCCACACAGCGTAGTACTCTGTCCAATCCTGTGGTCAAAGAACCTACAGCCTGGATTCAAAATAGCACCATACAGACTGTTCAAGTTAATCTTTTTAACCAACTGTCTTTTGTCCCAGTACTCAATGTCTGCTTCATTGCCTTCGGCAATACAGTCTTTGAGTTTGGCCTGCATCTGTTTACGTTCAGCATACCAACGTTCCAGCAGGCCTGGCACAATACCTTTGCGTTCAATTGTAAAGATAGTGCCGTTGGCGCTGAGTACCCAGGGTTTGTTGCTGTCAAAGATTAAACGCCAAACGTCTGCGGCACTGACAACATCGCTGGTGCCATCCTGTTCCCAATCAATTGTCAGTTCAACTGTGGGATCGCCTTTCATGACTGCTTCATATTCAAGACTGCCAAACAGACCTTCCCAAGCACCAGCAAAACTAGTACCTCCAGTCATTTTGTCTTGAATAAACTTTTTGGTCATTATTGGTCGGATTTGTCCGACGATGGTTTCTGGTCCCATGTTGAGCGCTCTAATAGCCGAGGGATAGAGCGAGTTGATGTCAATGGCTCCGATGTATTCGTGGATGCCTGTTTTGGGATAAGCAACATAGGCACCTGCCGCTGTTGTTTCTTCCCCCTCATCCCTATTCTTTCTGTTAGGTACGACCAGTCCTTGGCTGTGTGCTTCATTGATAATTGCCTGCTCCGTGGTTGCTACTGCGCCCATTGTGGTCTGCAACAACACTGTGTTGTCATGTGCAATGGTGTTAGCCAAATCCAGAAAGCGGAGTTTCTTGTCCAGTTTTGCTAACAGTCGAGTATCCTGTCTGTTGTATTCAATAAACGTGTCAAAGTCTTTATTGTACAACTGATCTAGTGTGCCTTCATAGGCAGTTTTACGTTCTTCTAGTTCATATTCGCCGATGGCATCCAAACTGTAACTGTGTCGCTCTTCATAGGTATACTTGCGATACAACTGCATATAGTCCATATGCACACGGCCGATTAGGTCAAACGTAATGTTACTAGCACCAAAGCGTTCAAATTCACGTTGTTTGGGAAACTGTCCCCACAAACAAAGCCTACGTGTGTCATCTTTACTGAGAACACGAGTGATACGTCCCACAGTATAAGGAATGTCGAAGCCTTCACTGTTCCAGCCACTAAGGATGTCAGCATCGTCAACTAAGTCTAAGAATGTGTTTAGTAAGTCTTCTTCTCTGTCAAACAGAAAACAATCTGAATGCTTTCTGCAGATTTCCTCCGCAGTTTCCCAACTCATTGACTTGGGCGGAATAGCCAGTGTAACTAACTTGTCCATCCAATCCAAGTACACACTGATAGCAGTGATAGCGTTAAATGGATCCTCGGGTTTACTGAATCCGCGTTCGGGATCAAAGTCTACCTCAATATCGAAAAATGCTGTCTGTAATTTTGGAGGCTCTGCGCCAAGAAAGTTTGTGGCCAAACATCTAAACACTGGCTTAAAGTCGCTTTCCCAAAGACGCTTGCTGCCTTGGATACGCATTTCCTTTTGAAACTCTTTACCGTTGCGTGTACTAAATTTGCTTACAGGCGTACCATAGATAGTGCGATACTTGCCTTTAGGGTCATCGTAATAAAACGTATAGTCAGCCGCAAACTCTTGATAACGGCGTTCTCCGTTAACACGTTCTACCACGTGAATTCTATCACGTTGTTTATCATATAATGCGTCTACGTATGACATTTTACTCCATTAATAATAACTTAACTAGCCCGGTCATGTCAATGATTGCGAGTAAGGTATAATTTCCAAAAAGTCCAAAACTACCTCGAGTATAAGCACACCATGCACTAATTACACAACCTGTGATAAATGCACAGTACAAAGGTATAAATGGAATATTGGGCACAGTATAAGCATAGGTTATGGCACAGCCTATACTAATTGCCCACGCAGTCATTTCTAAACAAAAACGAAAAGGATGGCTACTCCAATCCTTTGCGATAAACTGTTGCGTGCCTGACCACCAAGCACCAAATGCTTTGGTCAAAGTGTTTTACCTACAGTTTCCAAAATAGTGTTTAGTTCGTCGTGGTCGCGATTGGTTTCACCCAATTTAGATTTGTGTGCAATCTTAACTGCTTTCTTAAGCGTTGCAGGTTTGATCTCCAATTCTTCTGCAATTGCTTTGATAGTATCATTCAAACCTGCATTGAGGTCTTCAATTTCTTGCATGACAGTCATGCCTTCGTTGATTAGTTGTGTAAGTTTGATCTTGGCTTCTTGATTAAATGTACGGGTGTAGTCTGACATGTGTTCTCCTTGATAGAATATTATAACAGCTTCAAATTGAATATTCAAGTTGTATTTGCTCACTTTATCATACACGGTAGCGAATCGCTTTTGATGGGCAGCAGCCGCCCACACCTTAACTTAACGGTCCTAAGGTGTTTCTTTCTCTTTTTCAGTTTTGTA